TATTGAATCCGAAAAGTCTGTACTTGTGGGTCTCAATGATGATCGAGAGGGACTGCGAGAATCGAAGGCCGACCTCAACGAGGCCGTTGCGTATTCGACCGTTATCACCGAACTGCTCAAAGACACAGGAATTAAAACAAAAATTATTAAAGAGTATATACCCGTCATCAACGCCCTCACAAACAAATATCTACAAGTTTTAGATTTCTTTGTGTCGTTTCATCTGGACGATACCTTCAAGGAATCAATCAAGTCGCGACACCGTGATGAGTTCTCATATGATTCATTCTCTGAGGGTGAGAAACAACGCATCGACCTCGCGCTCCTATTCACATGGAGACAGGTGGCTAAGATGAAGAACTCAGTCGCGACTAACCTTCTCATTCTCGATGAGACATTTGATTCGTCTCTGGATGTCGAAGGTGTGGACAATCTCACAAACATACTGGACACGCTGGGTGACGATACCAATGTGTTCATCATCTCCCACAAGGGTGAACTGTTAGAAGGCAAATTCGAGGACAAGATCGAGTTTGTCAAGCGTAAGAACTTTAGTGTGATTGCATGAGTAAAGAGAATTGGAAAGACCATTGGAGATTTACGCAATACGATGCGTTCCTATCTCCCCAAGTGGCAGATGAGGCATCTCAGTACTGTGATAAACTGATTAGTTCTACAGAACATGTTTGGACAACAAACTTTGCTTGGGCGAGTAACAAACAGTCGGGTGGTGGTTTGATGGAACCAAAAAATGAAAGGTATGAGAACCTTTGTTTGGTACATAAAGTGCACCGTTCGAACCCATCGTTATATGACAAGATTGTAAGAGATCTTCAGGTTCACCTTCCAGACTTAGAACCCGAAACCCCAGATTCGTTACAATACTTTGTCTGGACGGGCGGTTCTCGAATTGAATGGCATCGAGACTTCAAGGGTCATGTTTCAGAACATGGTCGTTACGGTGCAGTTACAATATATCTCAATAGACATTGGGATATTGAATGGGGTGGTGATTTTCTTTATAAAGATTTAGAAGATAAAGTTCATCGTGTTACGCCATCCTACAATCGCGCAGTCTCAATCGGTGCTGTCTTCCATCGATCAACAGAGATACAGTCAAAACGATTTCGTAAATGTCTTCAGATTTTTTTACGAAAACGACAACAACCGATTGACTTTAATGAAGACTTTTGTTAAACTAGGATCAAATTTAATCAAGGAAATATATCATGGAACTTACTGATCGCACTCTCGCGGTACTTCGTAATTTTTCGGGCATCAACGGCAATATCCTCGTTGAAGAGGGAACCACAATTCGAACTGTTTCAGAGTCTCGCACGGTTCTCGCTGAGGGGTATATCGACATGGAATTCCCAAGATCGTTTGGAATCTATGATCTACGAGAATTTCTGAATGTCTTAAATCTGGTCGATGTACCTAATCTCACTTTCGAAGACAAATGTGTCACGGTGTCAGATTCGTCTGGTCGAACTAAAATTAAGTATTATTATTCAGACCCTAGCATCCTCACTACCGCAACAAAGACAATCGATCTTCCGTGTGATGATGCATGGTTCCGCATTGACCGTTCGACTCTGAACAAAATCAAGAGTGCGGCTTCTGCATTGGGGCACAGTGATGTTACTGCTACTATAGATAATGGTGCAGTGACATTGACAGTCAAAGATAATGATGATGCAACCTCAAACGCATACTCTGTAGTAGTTGAGGGTGAATCAAAAAGTGAAAACATGGAAGCAGTGTTCAACATCAATAATCTGAAATTACTCGAAGATGCAGATTATGAAGTACATATTTCGCAGAAACTTATCTCAAAGTTCTGCAACACAGATCCAGATGGGTCATCGACCTATTGGGTAGCGCTACAGAAGTCTAGTAAATTTTAAGGAGATATCTTATGGACGAAAAGATGATTGACCTAGTCAATCGAGTGACCCGTAGCACGGTCGCAGTGGTGGATACTGTCGCTGGTCGCGGCGGTTTTCGTGGAGAAGAGTTGTCAACGATCGGTCAGTTACGCGATCAATGCGTGACATTGATTCAACAAGTTGAAAACCTTCAATCTCAAGATGCTGAGGTAGACGGAGAATAGTTATGGAAATTCTTTTCCTCTTGTTAGGTCTCATTGGTGTCGGTGGATTCATTTATGTTTTCACACGAAAAGGCACTCTCGATGTTGATGGTGATGGTGATGTCGATCTGGATGATGCAGTTGAAGCAGCTGAAATGATCGTTGAGGAAGTGGTTGACTTGGCGAAATTGACCAAGAACGAACTTCTGGAGTATGCCGCCAGTCAAGGTATCGAGGTTCCCAAGTCATGGAGTAAATCGAAAATACTTGCACGACTTGAAGTTTAATGATACAATGGGGACTGTGTCCCCTTTTTTTATTATGGAGTTATTATGAACGAATTCTTGTGGGTCGAGAAATATCGACCACAGACAGTCAATGAGTGTATCTTACCAGAACAACTCAAATCAACTTTTCAGAAAATTGTAAACAACGGCGAAATCCCGAACATGATGTTTACTGGCACTGCGGGTCTGGGAAAGACCACGGTCGCCAAGGCAATCTGTAATGAACTAGATCTTGATTACATTCTAATCAACGGCTCAGAAGATGGCAACATCGACACACTCCGAAACAAGATTAGACGGTTCGCTTCCAGTGTATCTCTCATGGGTGGATACAAGGTGGTGATCCTTGATGAGGCAGACTACCTCAACCCTCAATCAACACAACCCGCACTGCGTGGATTCATCGAAGAGTTCTCTGACAACTGCCGGTTTATTCTCACTTGCAACTTCAAGAACCGCATCATTGAACCACTGCACAGTCGGTGTGGTGTCTATGAGTTCAACACATCCAAAAAAGACATGCAGAAGTTGTGCTCTGATTTCTATCAGAGAGTCACCAATATTCTTCAACAAGAAGGGATTGATACCAATGGTCAGATGACAGATGTTGCAGAACTGATCATGAAACATGCACCGGATTGGCGTCGTATTCTAAACGAACTGCAACGATCGTCAGTTGGTGGTGTTCTGAAACTAGGAATGTTGACCAAGACTGACGCCTCATATGATGCATTGTTCAAGTCTCTGAAAGACAAAGACTTCAAGAAGATGCGGTTGTGGGTGACAAACAACATCGATGTCGATTCGTCGGTGATCTTTCGAACAATCTATGACAGTATGTACGATAAGGTTGAATCACAGTCGATTCCTCAACTCGTGTTGATCCTTGCAGATTATCAATATAAAGACGCATTTGTTGCAGACCACGAACTCAATCTCGTAGCCTGTATGACTGAGATCATGGCGAATGTGGAGATAAAGTGAATGATTCTCATTAGTGATCATGTTTGGTATCTTCCGAATCATATAGACATGGTGACATGTCCTAAAAACGGTATGACCAGTTTTAAATCGTTTTACCATACTGCATATCGAAAAGCAGAAAACAGAAGATTAGAACATGAAAAGTTTGAGTACGCAAAAGGTGGCCCTTTGCATCGAAGAGACCAAAGGATCTGGAACATGTCGTCGTTTCATGATTATCCGTTTCGTTCGGGTTCTACTCGATTTGCGGTCAAAAGAGATCCTGTAAAAAGATTTGTTTCAGCGGTGGAATTTCTGCAACGACGAGGTCGACTACAAGAACCACGATGTGATCGTGACTACACTCATTATGAAAAAGTTTCAGATGTTTTAGATGGCCTAGAAAATAATAGGATCTTTGAATTTCATTTATTGCCTCAGACATATTTTATGGGTGACCGTTGCAAATACGATCACATATATGATATAGTAGATTTGTCTAGCATGTTCAAAGCGATGACAAAAAAAATGGGACTCCAGTGGAGTTCTGCTTTAAATGTAAAAGCGAACACGATGAAAACACCGGTTGAGAAAAGAATCACAAACGATCTTAGTTTTACAGATATCGAAAGGATAAAATCTTTGTATCAAATAGATTATGACAATGGGTGGTGTTAATGAATCCATTTGACTTTATTAACTCGATCAATCACACCAAAGAAAATTTAATCGTCGACGACACAACGGAGAAAGCCTACAACCCCTACATCACAAACCACCAACTGTCGTATTTTAGTGACACAGTTCACATTGTTAATGTTCTGAACAAATATCATCACCTTGATAAGAAACTACAATACGACTTTTTACTAAATATAGTTAGAAAGCGAAAACGGTTTACCAAGTGGAACAAACCGGATGACGTGGGTAACTTAGAAGTGGTAAAAGAATATTATGGATACAGCAATGAAAAAGCAAAATCCATTCTGCCTCTGCTATCCCCCGAAGCTATAGAAATAATAAAACAAAGGATGTATAAAGGTGGAACAAAGTAGACTCTGGACACCCAACGATATGTTGGAGATTGTCCTCAATGAACCAGATGATTTTTTGAAGGTTAGAGAGACACTGACTCGTATTGGTGTTGCGTCTAGGCGCGATAAGAAACTGTATCAGTCGTGTCATATCCTTCACAAACAGGGACGGTATTTTATCGTCCATTTTAAAGAATTGTTCTTGTTGGATGGAAAGAAGTCAAATCTCGAAGACTCAGACATTCAACGGCGCAATACCATAGCCACTCTGTTAGCAGACTGGGGTCTTGTTCGTATCGTTAGTAGAGAACAGGCCAAAGACTGTGCACCGCTTCGACAGATCAAAATTATTGGATTTAGAGAAAAGGATGAGTGGGAACTCTGTCCCAAATACAATATAGGAAACAAGTAAATTATGATTACCCATGTACCAAGCGTGACTTTTCGGTTGCGTGTTCGTGACGATTCTCTTTTAGGTGACAACCCATACCGTTGGGAAGAACTAACCAGTGAAGAACTTTTTGGAAACAAAAAGACACTTATCTTCTCACTGCCAGGGGCTTTCACTCCAACCTGTTCAACATATCAGTTACCCAACTTTGAGAAACTATATCCTCAGTTCCGTGAACTTGGTATTGACGATATTTACTGTATGTCTGTCAACGATGCGTTTGTTATGAATGCATGGGGAAGACATCAAGATCTTGAAAATGTTAAACTGCTTCCGGACGGCACTGCACAGTTTACCCGTCATATGGGTATGTTGGTCGATAAATCAAATATTGGATTTGGGTATCGATCTTGGCGTTATGCCGTTCTCGTGGACAATATGGAAATTGTTCAGTCTTGGGTTGAACCAGGCTTACGAGATAATGCGGAGGACGATCCCTATGGTGAGACCGACCCCCACAATATCCTTGCTAGTTTAACTTAACAACTAGCTGGCGTACTCGGCAGGACTGCCTTTTCTTAGATTGTTCAATTGTAATCCGTCCATCGAGGCGGATTTCCTTTGGGGGGGTTCTCACAATAATACGGGTATCTTCTCGAATGTCTTTTCGACATGCGACATCGATGTCCCAATTATGTGATGCAGTCTGTAATCTGACCTGCGTATTTTTTCTGAAATCAAAATCATTTGCCATTGCGGCAGTGCTGAATAGTATCGTCATCACGACGAAGGCGAGTTTAGTCATGTGTGTATTTCTCCTATGTTTCACAACATGTAATTATTTATACACTTTTCTGTCACAAAAATGTAATATGTAAAAATGTCATACCGCTTGCATTTTGCATTGCGATGTGTTATAAATAAAGTCGAGATGCCACATGGGGTGGGTCTCACTAACAACACCTCGCTTTAAGAAAAGGAGAAACCGTTATGGTAACTAAAGCATTTACGTTTCCACGTTCACATTTCATTGGATTTGATCACGTTTGGAATGAGATTGAAAGACTGTCAGACATGACAGACAACAAACTCTACCCCCCTCACAATGTGGTCAAGCACACTGAAGAACACTTCTCAGTAGAACTTGCACTGGCTGGATACGATGAAGAAAATCTGGAAGTGGAAGTTAGAGATGGCCTTCTGGTAGTCTCTGCGGAAATTGTCAAACAAGAACCGCGTGAGTACCTACACAAAGGAATCTCTCAAAAGAAGTTCCGACGAACCTTTAGATTGTCAGAACACGTTGTTGTCGATGGAGCTATCTTCAAGGATGGTTTACTGGTCATTGATTTGAGAGTCGAACTACCAAAGGAGAAGCGTCCCCGTCTTATTGAAATCAAAAAATAATTCGGAGGAACCGGATGAGAAAATACGCATTTGTTGTACTGTGTTTTCTCTCTTCAATCGCAACTGCTAGTGAAAAAATGGAAGAGGTAAAGGTGACTGCACGACCTTTTAGAATCATGTTGGAACATCTTTCCCTTTCCCATAAATACAACGCAATCACCAATCAATGGTATTATGTTGAAACGAAACAGACCGAAGAAAAGAGGGATGGAAAAGAGGGCGAATAGCCCTCTTTTTTAGTATTATGTTAGTAGAATGTATTATATTAATGAATGAAGTCTGGAACCCCTACGGTAGCCAAGACATCGAACTTGTTGGTGGCGTAGGAGCAATGCGTGATCGAAAGGGCAATGTCGTCGCAGAGTCTCTAATCAAAGACGATCACTGGGAGTTCAAAGTAGGATTCCGTCCACCAATCTGGTGTCACACAGATGGGGATAAAATAACTCTGTCTAAATACTCAACACAATACGAAAGAATGCAAGAGGCGTTTA